TTTGAGAGTTTGTTTGCAAGAATTGAAATCTATTTGTAATCGAGAAAAAGCAGCACAAACGCAAGCACAAGGTTTAGGAAGACCTGACACTGTGGGGATTCGTTTCTAATGGGAATTATTAATGCTTGGAAAGGCTTATTTACTTCTGAAATAGAAAAGCCTGCACTTTTAGCACCATCAAGGAAGCGTAATTATGCGGGTGCAAATTCATCACGTCTTACTTTCAGTTGGTTAGCTGCTGGAACTAGTGCTGATAGTGAAATCAAATCCAGTAATAAAAAACTACGACAGAGATCGCGACAAGTTTGCAGGGACAACGTATATGCTCGCCAAGCGCAAAGATCAATCGTTCAAAACGTGATAGGAACTGGTGTTCGTATTCAGTGCGATGTAAGAAAATTAAGGGGAGGGAAATTAGACACTAAAGTAAATGACGCTATTGAAAAAGCTTGGAAGGATTGGTGCCGTCATGATTCTTGTTCTGCTAATGGGCGTGATTCTTTAAATGATATAAGTCGTCTAATAGTTAAATCCCTTTTTGAAAGTGGCGAAGTTTTTGTTCGTTGTATAAAGAAGCCTTTTGGTAGAAGCACAACGCCATATGCACTGGAACTTCTGGAAAGTGATCAGCTGGATGATGAATATACAGGCTCTCTTCTATCAAAGAAAAACACATGGCGGATGGGGATAGAAAGAGATGAGTTCCAAAGGGCTAGAAGATATGCATTTTTCAAACAGCATCCTGGGGACAGTCCTTTCCCTGTTCCTCAAGGTCAAAAGCAGC